CCCTCAACAAAGACATCGCTATAGAGCTGATACGCCCAATCCGGGATCTCAGGCGTATCGCGGCACTGATCCACGGTCTTGATCATCACCGCAGTGAACACCGCGCCGGAATCGTTCGGCGGGTCGCGCAGCACAACCTTCAGCGGCGTAGCCGCCGGCATCATGGCCGGCTGCGTCGTCTTGATCGCGTCGACGACGCCGGCGAGCCGCAGCGCTACGCCGGGCGGGTCCTCCTGCAGCTCGATCTCGTATTCCGTCTGCGCGGCAACCAGCGTGAACGGAACCGCCTCCTGCCAGGCGGAGCTTTGAATAAAAAACTCGTTGTACGCCCAGAAAAGCTGTTGGGTGATCCCGGCGTCCGATGCGCCGACCAGCTCCACACGAGCGCGATCTTTGATGCGAGCGAGGTAGGTCATCCGCGGGCCCTCGGATCCGTGCTCGGCGTGGTGTCTACGCCGATCAGCATCTTAGTGAACGTGCGCATGAGCACCGATGCACGCGCGTCCTGGATGTCCTCCTGGTCGCGCGTAATCGCATGTGCGGCGAGGCCGTAGCTGACCGCGAGGCGGAACGGGCCTTCGATCTCAACGGCCGTGGTGTCGACCGCCGTGAAGAACGGGAAGGTCGTCTGTCCGAGAAACAGATCGGCGCGAAGCCGACGGGTCTCGAGAAGGGTCACGTTGAGCGCGCCGACCAGCTCCAGGTCACTGTAGCGGTAGGGCGCAACAGCATCCTGCAGCAGCACGCGAGCTTCGGCCACATAATCCGCAACCGTCTCGAGCGCGCTGGTCGACATTGCCATCCCTTCATACGAAGACGGGGCCCAACTTAGGCCCCGCCAGTTAGTCCCGTATTAAGGCAGCCTTAGCTGCCCTGGATGACCTGCGCCTGCGCGAGCGCCTTGCCGTCAACGACCTGGTAGCCGTAGACCTGAAGGCCGCGGAGGATCTGGCCGAACGTCAGCTCGGAGCGCAGGGTCTCCACCTTGCTCACCTGGCTGGCAAACGTCAGGCCGTGCGCATGGCCGGCGTAGATCGGCCACTCACCAGACGAGAAGTTCGACCCGTTGCTCGAGCTGTTCGGCAGCAGGTTGGAGATGTAGATCGTGAACCGATCCACCATGCCCAGCCGGCCGTTGCGCAGCATCGACACCCCGTCGCCGGACAGATACGCCTGCCGCAGCTCGGACTGCTTGATCATGCGCCCAGCCCACGCCGGCATGACCGCCCACCGGCCCTCCTCGGGGATATTCTGCTCGTCCAGCACCTGGCCGAGACGCATCAGAACGTCGAGGAACTCCACATCACCGGTCCCGGGGTCGCGAGCCACAACCGACAGCGGTGCGCCCGTGGTGCCCAGGTTGATATTGCCGGTGATCGCGCCGGCAGCGACGCCCTTATTGGCCGCGACCATGGCGCCGTAGATGCCGTCAAGAACGTCGGAGTCGACCGTGATCTTGAGCTGCTGCGCCGCATCGTCCGACCACATGTTCAGGAGGTTCAGATCGCTCTGGATCTCCATCACGTCGTCGAGGATGAGCGAGAAGTACTTGCCGTTGCCGATGAACAGCTCCACGGTGCCGCCGGACGGGCGGTCGAGCGCGAGCAGGCCGTCGGACTTGTAGTCACGGATCGTGATGGTCGGCTTGGTGCGGATCTTGACGCGATCGCCCTTGTCCTTGATCTCGCCCTCGTAGTCGGTATTCGAGATCGCGGTCAGAACGGTCGACGCATAGAACTTCTCGACCAGCTTACCCGACCAGATTTCCGGGATGAACCCGGTCGACTGGAGAGTGTTGGCGGTGCCGCCCGTCGGATAAAGCGCCGGCGTGGTGATGCCGGAAGCAACGGGAAAGCCTGCGCTCGGAATCGACATGATGTCCCCCTACACGTCGGGAGACATCCCCATGTCCCCCGTGGATTACCTGACGCGCCCTTCCCTCTGCGCGGCGAATATCGCCGTCTCGAGGACCGCCTTCTCCTGATCTCGTCCGGCGTAGACGCCGCGGCGAACATCAGCATAGAAACCGGCTATTTCGGCGCGGGTGAATGTGGGCTTGTCTGCGGGCGTCTGGGTTCCCCCGGGCGCCGGCTGAATGGCCCTGCCAGGTGCTACCAGCGAGTCGAGGCTCAACGCGGGCTGTCGTGCGGTGGGAGGCGCCGGAAGCGGCTCTTGCACGGGCGGCGGAGGCTGCGATCTGGACTGCCCTTGCTCGGCGAGAAACTCGTCGAAGAAGGCTTTGACCCGTGGCGCAGATGCGGCGCGGAAAGCGTTCTGCAACATCTCACCACGTATCAGACCACTCTTAACGTCTGGTAAACGCAGCCACGCCTTGAACATGTCGGACGTGTTGATCGTGCGCCAGCCCGGCAGATCGGCATCGAGGCGCTGCGCGACCGTCTGTCCCTGCGTGTGGTGGAGCTGCCGCCGAAGGTTCTGATTCTCAGTGCGAAGCGTCTCAAGCTCCGGACCGACCGCCTCGAGCGCGGCGCGGCGCGTCACGTCGAGGAACTGGGCGCCGTAGTGCTCCTCGTCCTCGGGAGTCAGGAGCTTGCGGTTCGCCGGCGGCTGGGGCTGGCCGGTCGGCGCCGGCAGGGGGCCCTGCGTCCTGAGACGCTGCACCTCGCGCTGCGTCTCGAGCAGCTCGTTGCCCAGCTGCGTCATCTGCTCTTGCATCTGCCCCATGATGCCGACGGCCTGATCGTGCCGGCCCTTCATGGCGTTGTAGCGCTGCTGCCACTCGTTCCAGCTCGCCGGGTCACCCGGCGGCCGGTCACCGATATTGAAGGCGCCGTCCGGAGCCGGCGGCGTGACAACCGGCGGGACTTCGGGTTGCGGCGGAGCGGGCAGCTGGGGGGCTACCGGAGCCGGCGGCGCGGCGGGTGCGCCCGATGCGTCCACCGTGCCGACGACAGGCGCCGACGGCGACACGGGAGCGACGGGGGCCGGCTGCTGGTAGAAGCTCTCGGCATGCGCGGCCGCACGCTTCACACTATCCGGGATTTTGACGTTAGGGTCGACAGGCGGGAGCGGGACGCGCGGGGCGTCCACCGTGACTTCAGTCGGCATAGGTCACCTTTATGGCGTGCAGGAGCCGGGCGGCCGCTGCAGGCGCTGTTGTGGTCGGTCGCACTCATTAAACAAGCGCGCCAGTGTGCGGGTCTGGCGAGCCTGGCCCTGTGCAATCTGCAGCAGGGATGGGTCAGCGTCGGTGAGGGAAGATACCGTTTCGTCGGTGAAGGCGGCGAACGTCTCCACGAACAAGCGCCATTCCTCGGGCGCGGCGCGCTTCAGGCGAAGCGACGCCTCAGACAGCCGCTGCTTCGGGGTCACGAAAAATCCTGGTCGGTGGCCAGGGGCGCCGACGGGCCCGGCAGAGCGCCGGGTGAGGGCATGGGACTGGCCTTGGAGAAGTCGTTGACGCTGCGCGCCATGCCACCGAACGCCGCGGGCAGGGGGGCGCCCTGTGGGGTGCCGCCCTTGCCTTTGTGTTTGGTGATCGACCCCTTCTTCGTGAGAGGGGTCAGGTGGCGCTTCAGCACCATGGCGTCAGCGGGCGCTGGTGATGCCGGCCTTGGCCGGCTGGCTCGCGGCGAAGCCGAACATCTTGCCGCCACCCCCGCCCGGGAACATGCCGGAGCTGCCGCTCGGCGCATGCGCGGTGGTGCCCGGCTTCTGGGCCCCGGCGGCGTCGCCCGGCGCGGTCTTGGTGCGATCGCCCTTGCCGAACATCGGCGTGGTGCCGCCCTTGGCAAAGGTCTTGCTCGTGCCCTTCCCGGTCGCCTTCTTGGCAGCCATGATGGCGATTCTCCTCGTCGTCAATAAACCGTCAGGACGAACCGTATCGGGGGGCGCTTAGGAAGCCCTTAATATAGTTGGTCGGTCCAGGTCTTCGGCGTCAGCGGGCTCTCGATCTCGAGCGGCAGATGATACTGGAACTTCTTCGGGCCGCGCTCGCGGATAAATGCGGTCATGCGTTCGAGGCCGTCCTGCAGCGACACCGTCGTTTTGTAGCCGAGCAGCTCGCGCGCCAGCTCCGACGAGCAGACGGCGTGATGCACTTCCTGCGGCCGTGCCGGGAGGAACATCGGCGGACCATGGAACCCGGTAATCTCGGCGATGAGCGCGAACAAGTCCTTGATCCGGATTTCGCCCTCGTCCGGCCCGATGTTGATCGTCCTGCCCGACAGTAACGGCTGAAACCCCATCTTCAGTAGACACGACAAACAGTCATCGATATAGGAGAAGCAACGCACCTGGTTTCCGTGGCCGTAGATCACCGGGGACCGGTTCTGGAGCATCAGATTGATGAAGATCGACGCCACATTGCGGAACGGGTCATCATATTTTTGCTTCGGCCCGATAATGTTGTGCGGGACCGCGATCACGTATTCCACACCGTGCACGCTGCACAGGTTCGCGAGCACCTGCTCGGCTGCCACCTTGGCGATCCCGTATGGATCTTCCGGCCGCGGTTTGTCGTATTCGGCAAATGGCGGGACACCCTTGCCATAGCGCGCCATGGACGAGCAGTGGACGATCCGCTTCACTCGGTTGTCGATCGCGGCCGTGAACGTCGCCACCGACGCGCCGAACGTGTTCTGGGTGATGAGGTGGGGCGAGAACACACTCAAGCCTTCGTGCGCAGTCGCGGCACAGTGATAGACCACATCGATTCCGCGCATCAGCGGCCGGAGATAGTCGAGATCGTTGCAGTCGCCAATCCGACAGACGGCGTGCAGCGGCACATTATCCATATCTCCACCGATCAGGGAGTCGATCCCGGAGACGATATGGCCCTCGGCCAGCAGCGCCTCGGCGAGGTGACTGCCGAGAAACCCGGCGATGCCGGTGATGAAAACTCTAGCCATGCCTCTGGGTCCTTACAACGATAAGCGCCTCAGTGAACTCCCGTCGCCCAAGGGCGCGCGGGCATTTGATAACCTCGATTGGCACGTCCAGCGTGGCGGCGATCATCGGGATCGTTTTCCAGGCTTTGATGTCCTCGATCACATAAATCCCAGAAAACCGCAGGTGACGCTTGAGCGCATGAAACGTGAAAATCTGGTGCGCCGGTTCATGTGACCCGTCGTCGACGATCAAGTCGAACTGGGCAAACGGGTCGACTGCGGCGCGGAGCGACTGGGGAACCCCTTGATCCGCCGCACGGCAAGTGATCCGACCTTCCGTAAACAAACAACCGTAGTCGTTGTCCAGGCCCAGGATCTTGGCGTTCGGGAAGTAGTCCGCCCACATGCGCAGCGAAGCGCCATGGTTCACGCCGATCTCGAGGACGTTCTGCACTTCCTCCCGTCGGTGGCCGAGAAGTTTGTGATATGCCGGCGTGTAGTTGTGACATATGTCGCCAGCGAACTGGTGCTGGCCGCCCTTGTCGCAGGCGTGAAGGCGGGCCAACTCGCACAGCGGCGTGAGGGGGGTAGAATCTTCGTCCGTCATCCAGTAAACCCCGTGAATTGTGTTGCGTCGTGGTTGGCCTGGTAGAAGCGCCAGGGGAAACCGTACTTCCGTTCCACGTGCGCCCAAATGGGGAGATCGTTCGGCACCGCGCCGACCCGCCGGATGAAGTGCGCGCACTCGACCCGGTAGGCGGCGTGGATCAGCGGCAGCCACTTCCGCGGCCAGATGTGCGTCGATCCGACGAAGCGCCAGTTGTCGCCATGGTCGGATATGTCACCCGGCTGCCAAATGCCGGGGAACGGGATGTCGTCGAATGTGCTGTTCTCGAGCCGCTCAATGAAGTCGGCGATGTGATGTTCTTGCACCGGCTTCCCGGTGAAGCCGCCCTGCTTCAATACTCCGTAGTCCATCCAGACAATAATGTCCGCGTCCGCATGGGCGTTGAGGCACTCCATCGCCCAGGTGGTCCGGTTGTGCTGGACGATGTTCGACCGAACGAAATCACCCGGCGTCTCGTAGCGGTCGGCGGGCGTAGGCTGCGCCGGCTTGAACCAGTCGGTCTGGACGCCGAAGGGATGGATCTTGAACCATCTCGACAGCCAGCATTCGTCCACGCCGTGCTGGATCACTTGCAGGCGCCCGCCACAGGCATCAGCCAGGCGGCGGCCCAGCTCATGATAACGGGCTGACGAGAGATGCTTGACGGCGAGGGGAACGAACGCGGTCACCACCTTCACGTTCCGGGGGCGCGAGGAAGTCAAAGAGGGTGTCATTGTGGTCGCCTTTGTGCCAGGTGATCAGGTCTGGGTATTGCAGATCTACCGCCGCCCAGACGTTAACCTCCCAAGTAAAAAATGGAAGGACGGCCGTTATCAATTGCCCACATGCGGCATGGAACGCCCGGATCCGCTTGCGATCTACGACAACAAGGCCGCCGCAGAACCGCCAATCCACCGAATGTATGTGTCTTGTTGGGCGCACCTCGTAGCAGCCTGGGATGTGGATACCCGGTGGAAGCAAGTCGACAAAGTGCAGCCGTTCCAACGTTTCATTCGGTGTGTTCAGCACATGCGCTACACCAAAGTCGACCCAGGCCAGCCGCTGCGCGCCGTAGCGTTCGGCCACCCAGTTCAAAAAGAACGTCTTCGAGTTCTGAACGACGAGGTAACCCGCCGTGTCCTTGTCTTTGTTCCTATTTTCGGGAAGCGTCGGCGGTAGGAGCAGTGTCGACGCCAGCGGGAGATCTGTGAACGCGCACGGCACCCAGTCCACGCTCGGGAACAGCAACTTCGCTTCCACCTCGAGCGCGCGGTCGATGAACGCCGTGATCGGAAGGCCGGTCCGCACGAGATACGTGAACCGTTCAAAATACTCGGTGACGCGATTCTGCAGCCCAAGGGGCGGCAGGATATAGGCCGTGACGATCCTCATGCGAGCAGCTTGTCGACGTCAGTCTTGCTAAGGGTTGCGATCCACGCTTGTTCGTCGCGGACGCCGAACGAGATCGCCACGCCAATGTCGCAAGGCATAAGCGCGATCCCGGCCGCGAACTCGATCTGTCGGTCCTGGAAGCAGAACGGCGGGGACATCCGCTCCGGCCGAAGGTCCGTGTCAAACGTCACAAACCGATGTTGATAGTAGCGCTTGCCGCTGCCCGGCGTCGGGAGCGCCTCGTGGATGACGCTGAGCCATCCGTCGCCCCACGGGACGAGCTGAGAGGAGCCGCTGAAGTGGTCGATCGATTGCACCGGCGCGGCCACTTGAGTCAGGTCGCCATTCTCCCGGACCACCCATCCGGACCGATAAACGAATACAACGTCGCCACCAAGGCCCGCACGTACCATCCAGTTTTTCTGGTGCTCGCGTGGGCCGACAGGCTGGATCACTTTCAGATCGTGCGGGACCAGCACTGTCTCTTTCTCGAAAGTGTAGTCGTTTCTTCGGTACTCCGCCTCGAGGCGGAAAATCGCCTGCTCGCACCAGCCTTCCGCATTCAGCTCGCGAACGTTGGCGTGCCCCCACAGCTCGTTGCCCCGTTGGAAGATGCGCACGTCCTCGAGCCCGCGCACCAAGGGATAACGCGCTTCCCTGGGAAGGCCGGGACAAATTTCCTCCGGCTTCCGGGTAACGTTGAAAAACTCGTCGTAGTGCATGACAAAGTTTCGCGTGCGGATCGGGTTCTTCTGCCAGTAGTCATCGCCACCGGTCGCGAACTCGGACCCGTTCCACGCGAGATAGTGCCCTTCGGGGCTGATCCGATAGTTCACTTGCCGCACGTTCACCGCGAACCGGTCGCCGTAGTTAGTGATCGACGGGTTCATGCTGGTCCAGCCAGGGAACTCTCGGATCTCAATCCGCCGCTCAGTATACGAGGGCGCCAGCTCGCGCAGCTTCTGAAGATAGAAGAACTGGTTGTTCCGCGCGGTCGTGCGCACGTGCTCCGGCACATCGCGGCGCAGCGCGAGATCCTCGCACGCCTGGCGGCCGCGGTCGCGGTACTGCGGCACGTAGAAGCCGGCGATCGACAGCTCCTCTTTCAGGCCGGTCTCGATCGCGTAAGTGTCGACGAACAGCTCGTCGCCGTCGGGATACGGCAGCTCGAGCCCGGTGGCCGCATACACCGCCGCGAGCGCGTTCTCGCCGCGGTGCCGGTGGTGGCTCGCCAGCGCATAGAGCGGCTCGACCCGGTGCGGCCGGCGGTTGAATGCCATCTGGAGCGGCTTGGTATCCGGCAGAGAGAGCCGGCCGGCTTCGACCGCCGCAAACCACGCCTCCTCCTCCCAGCCCCCCATCTGCGCCCGCTTGGCGTAGGCGCCGGCGGCGCGCATCTTGTCACCCTGGTCCTTGTAGCTCTGCGCCAGATAGAACCACGACCGGGGGTTCTCCGGGTCGCGCTTCAGATCCTCGCGCAGCAGCTTGATGTCGCGCTCGAGCTTGTTCACCCGGTTCGACCCGGAGCAATGGTCCTGGAACCACGCTGTGCCGAGCCGTTCCGTAGGGATGTCCAGATACTCGTGGGTGACGCCGACATAGCGCGCGTGCGCGTCGCGACGCACCAGGCGCGGGTTCCAGTAGCTGATCGTGCCGGACCGCTGGATCATGGCGTAGGCCGGCGCGGTGAGCCCGTCAAACACGTCGTCGTGCTTTGCGATCAGCTCCATATCCGCATCAACCAAAAGCAGATATTCACCGCGCAGTGAAGATGCCGCCGTGGCCAAATCAAGGGCCGCGTTCCGCGCCTGGGAGAAGTTCACGAACGGGGCGTGACCGACGACGACCGGGATGTTCAGCGCGTTAAGGAAATCGCGCACGATCTCGATCGTGTCGTCAGTCGAGCCGGTGTCGAGGATGGCTGCGCCGGTGATATACCGCGCAACGGAGGCGAGCATGCGCGGCAGGTTAGCCGCTTCGTTGCGGACAATCGCGTTCAGTATCATGTCACCCTCGGGGCTTCGGGTGTTAGAGGGGGGTCCGCGGGCTCGAGGCCCGCGTTACCCGGCGGAGATTCGTAGCGTTCCGTTGTCGTTCCAGACCACGCCGCTGATGTGCGGATCCCAGGTCGTGGGAGCGAAATAGGGGCCAGGACCGGTCGGGCCCGTGAAGCCGGTAAATCCACCGGTCGGGCCGGTCGAGCCGCGCGGGCCCGTACTCGAGCCAGTGAGACCCGTCGACCCGGTCGGGCCGGTGACTCCGGGGCCGCGCGGACCACGCGTGCCGGTGATACCCGTCTGACCCGTGACGCCGTCAAAGCCCGCGCGCCCGGTGTTGCCGGTGCTGCCAGTCGCGGCGGTCGGGCCGGTGTTTCCGCTGGCGCCCATGGGACCGGTGGTCCCGATACGGCCGGTCGGGCCGGTCGGGCCGATGCCGGAAGGGCCAACGGGCCCGCCCACGCCGGTTGCTCCGGTGGCGCCAACGGCACCAGTGTTGCCGGTCGGGCCGGTGCGTCCGCCGGATCCAGTGGCGCCGGTGATCCCAGTCGGGCCGGTGCGGCCAGTAAGGCCGGAACCGCCCGTCGGACCCGTGCCGCCGGTCAAGCCGGTGGCGCCGGTGCCTCCGCCGCCCAGACCCGCGTTCACCGCATCGACGCAGTCCTGGAGGACTTCACCGATGTGCTGCAGCGTGTCGAAATGTTTGATAGACCTGATGGTCATCAGATCAGCCCCCGCTGATCGTCAGCGTGCCGCCGTTGTTCCACACAACACCCGCGATGTGCGGGTCGCTGGTGGACGGCTTGAAGAACCACGCCCCGCCAGTCGGCCCGGTGGCGCCGGTGGCGCCGGTGGCGCCGGTCGGCCCAGTCGAGCCTGGCGTGCCGCCGGTCGGCCCAGTGTTGCCCGTGGCGCCGGTGATGGAGCTGGTGACCCCGGTCGGTCCGGTCGGCCCGGTGGCGCCTACCGCGCCAGCGGCGCCGTTGGAGCCGGCCGCGCCGGTCGGTCCAGTCAGAGAGGAGCCGGTGGATCCGGTCGGTCCGGTGGCGCCCGTGGGTCCGCCGGCCGGGCCGGTGACGCCGGTGCTGGCCGCACCCGTGGCGCCCGTGGCGCCGGTCGGTCCGGTCGGTCCGCCGGACGCACCGGTCGGCCCGGTGTTGCCGGTGGTGCCGCCTGCCGCGCCTACGGGACCGGTGTTGCCGGTCGGCCCGGTGTTGCCCGTCGCGCCGGTGAGACCCGTCGCGCCGGTGAGACCCGTCAGGCCACGCGCGCCGGTCGGCCCGCCGATATTGCCGGCGTTGAGCCGGTCCGCGACCTGCTTGACCACCCGACCCATGGTCTGGGTGTCATAGTGACGAGACGACTTAATATCGGTCATCGCAGGTCCTCAGGTCAAGCTTCGGCCCAGTGATACAGTCCACCGATCAAAAACTTCTTAGCCAACGCCCCCAGCAATCGGCTTCGCGCCGGGGCCCGGCTGATTCCCGGTGAGTTTGGTGTGCGGTCCCATGTGGCCCGTGGACAGCGAGCCTTTCTGGGACCCTTGCGCCTGCGCAGCGGCGTCTTCCGTCGAACCGCCCTCGCCACCCTCGGGCATATTGCTGATATGCGCCGGCGGGCCCTCGGGCATATGCGCCTGCGCGGCCAGGCCACCAGCGGTCAGCTCTTTCGTGATCTGCGACACGCCGGCCTGCACGCCCTTCTGGACACCTTGCTCCACCGCGGCGCCGATCGGACCGGCGGCCGCCTGCTGTTTCTGCGCCGCTTCCATACGGTCCAGCTCGTCGTCGCTCGGCACGATCTTCTCGCCGGCCATGCCGAGCGTGTCCGCCACCGACCGGAGCACGCTGCCGCGGCCCTTGATCCCGGTGATCTTGCTGTCGAGCGGGTTCGCCGTCGCCGAGAGGAACTCGAGCTGGCGCTGGCGGATGGTCTCACGCTGGATCGCAACCGTGACGCCCTGGACGCTGAGTTTCTCCTCGCCGGTGAGGATCCCCGACGTGTCGGTCAGCAGCACCAGATCCATCAGCTGCTGCAGCCCTTGCTCGATCACGTCCCGATCGATATTCGCCGCCACCGTCTGCAGGATCTTGCTCGCGTTACCCATGAGCATGGCGAGGCCGGACGCCGTGCGCCCCGCGCCGCCGGACGCGCCGCCGCCGACATACTTCGGAATCGCCGACACGTCGTCCGCGATCTCGACGAACCCCTTGAACACGGTCATCAGCTGATCGGCGTAGCTCTGCGGCTGGAAGAACTCGATCGGCTTGTTGGTCTTCTTCCCCAGCGGATCGTTGCGCGTGTGCCACCGCTTCCACGGGTAGAGGTTCTCGCTGTCATCGTCCGGTGAGATCGCGTCGTCATCGATCACGACCTGCGGCCCGGAGGCGATCGACAGGTTGTTGATCAGCGCGCGCAGCGTGGCATTCGAGGACTCCTGCATGTCGTGCAGGAGATCCGTGAGACCGTTGCCGACCGGCGTCCCCGGGACCTTCTCAAACGACGTGATGAAGTACGGGTGCCGCTGCCGCGGACTGGGGTTCAGGTGGCACTTGATGACGTAGGACCCGATCACCCAGCACTGCACATTGTAGTCGCGCAGATCGTCCGGCACCGCGAGACCATAATCCTGGAGGATCTGGCCCTGCACGTTGCCGTGGAACTCCATCATCGTGATCAGCTGCGACCGGTTCCACGCCGGGTTCTCCCGGTTCTCGAGGACGCTCCGCTCAGCGTCCGTGGTGTCCCAGCTATCGTTGAGCCCGCCGCGCCCATACTGCTGCAGGATCTGCCGGATCGCGTCGTGATCGTAGCCAGGCAGGTCGAGCAGGTCGTTCAGCTCGCCGCGCGTGATCCGCTGCTTCTCAATGACCTGGGCGTTCTCGATCGACGCCACACCCGGCGTGAACCAGATGTCAAACGGCGAGACCCGGGCCCACGTCAGCCGGGGCTTCTGCTCGATCTTCGGCTGCCCGCCGCCCGGTGGCCACACCACCTCCGGAAGCACCTTGACGACCGGCCCCTTGAGCACGGCGAACGGGAATATCGGCAGGTCGACGATGAACTCGGCGAGCGCGTGATACCACCCGCCCTCCCGCAGGATCTCCTCAACCTTGTCCTCCGACACGCGCGCCTGGCCCGTGGCCCGCTTCTTCGCGGCCTGGCGGGCGCTGTCGAGCAGCAGCCGACGTCGCTCGTCCATTGCAGACGGCGGGGGCGGTTGACCCCCCGTCTCCTGCACCATCTGCGCCTCCTGCTGGAGGAGCGCGTCGATCTTCTGCACCACGTCCGGCGGAATGTCGGGGTCCGCCGGCGGCTTGAACCCCCACGGCCGATCGGGGCCCAGGTAGACGTCGCGAAGCAGCGATGCGGCCGCACGGCACTTCTGGGCGATCAGGCGGGCGTAGATCTCCGACCCGCCGAACCGGCGAATTTCCGTCAGCTTGCTGGGATCGTACTGGCCGTTGAACGCGCGCAGGGACTGCAGCAGCCGCTCGGACCAGCCGGCCGACGTGTTCCTGTGGTTCCGGAAGATCTCAAATTGGGTGCGGACGTAGCCGGCGAGCTGCTGGACGTCCTGCTGCGGCGGGCGCGCGGCGGCAGCCGTCGCCTCGGCCCGTGCCTGAAGGCTTGCTTCAAGCACCGCCGGCGGCACGACCTGGATCACGCCCTGCTGCCCCAAACCCGCCATGAGATCAAGGACTAGCGGAGGCCGATTAATAGGTCACTAATTATGCGCTGCCACAACTCCGGACCATGTCCGACTCGTTGCCCGCCGTTACGCTGAGTTCTCAGGAGCTTGCCGCGCTCGCCCGCGAGCTGGCCCTCGACATCCAGGAGCGCGACAAGATCCTGGCAACCCACGGGCTCTCCGTGGAGCAGCTCGAGGCGCTGCAGGGCAACGACTTCTTCCGCAACATGCTCGAGCAGGAGATCAAGAACTGGCAGTCCACCATGGGCACGCCGGATCGGATCAAGCTCGAAGCCGCGGCGATGTTCGAGAAATTCATGCCGATCATCTACGCCCGGATCACGAACACCGGCGAGGGGCTCCGCGACGTCATGGAGGGGGCGAAGCTCATCGCTAAGGTCGCCGGCCTGGACAACGCCAACCGCGAAGACCGTGTCGCCGGCGAGAAATTCTCCATTCAGATCAACATCGGCTCGCTCCAGGACCCGCCGACGGTCGACGTGATCGCCGAACCCGTAAAAGTCCTGATCCCGTGACGGACCGCAACCGTCGCTACAGCGCGTCGGAGAAAGGAAAAGACCGCTACCGCCGCTATCGCCAGTCGCCAAAAGGTCTCGAGCGGCTGCGCCGTTATAACATCTCCCCCCTCGGCCTCGCGGCCAAGCGCCGCTACAGGACAAAGATCGATGGCAAAAAGTCCGACGAAGACTGACGCTGACCGTCTGCTCGACGCGCAGGAGTTTATCCGTCAGAAAAACAACCAGATCGACGATCTGAAAAAGACCGTCACCCGCCTGCAGCGCGACGAGGACACCGCGGAGAAGATCCGCGAGACCATTTTCAAGCTCGCCCAGCGCACACCGGAGCCACCGGCATGGGTCACCAGCCGCGGCGGCAAGGCAGGCAGCAGGGGGGCGCCGGTCACCATCTGGTCCGACATCCACTATGGGGAGGTGGTGAGCGCGAACGAGGTGGGCGGCGTCAACGAATACAACTCGGCGATCGCCAACAAGCGGATGCGGGCGCTCGTCAACATCACCGTCGACCTGGCGCACAACCACATGGGGCGGGCCGTCGCCAACTACCCCGGGATCATCATCTGCCTCGGCGGCGACATGATCGGCGGCGACATCCACGAGGAGCTGATGGCGACCAACGACCGCACGCCGCACCAGGCGGTCAACGACCTGACCGACATTCTCGCCGGCGCGATCGACACCATGGCGACCAAGTTCGGCAAAGCGTTCGTCCCTTGCGTGGTCGGCAATCATGGGCGCTCGACCAAACGTCCGACCTTCAAGCGCCGCGTGTTCACGAACTACGACTGGTCGATCTACTGCAACCTCGAGCGCCATTTCCGCAAGTCGCCGAACGTCCGCTTCCTCATCCCGCCGGAAAGCGATGCCCACTTCTCCGTCTTCGGCCACCGCTTCCTGCTGACCCACGGCGACAGCCTCGGCGTCAAGGGCGGCGACGGCATCATCGGCGCCATCGGCCCGATCGTCCGCGGCGCGATCAAGGTGCACAACAGCGAGGCGCAGATCGGCCGCGACTTCGACACCCTGCTGATGTGCCACTGGCACACCTACATGTCGCTGCCGCAGCAAGGCGTCATCGTCAACGGCTGCGTCAAGGGCTTCGACGAATACGCTCGCCTGGCGCTGCGCGCCCGCTACTCGCCGCCGACGCAGTCCCTGTTTTTCTGTCACCCCGACCACGGCATCACCGCGAGCTGGCCCGTCTACCTCGACGAGCGCCGGAGCGCCGCTAACAAAGACTGGGTATCATGGCAGGGATAGAGTTCACTGCGCCGCCCACCATCGGGCGGTTCATGACGTCAGCGTCATTCGGTCGGATCGTCGCCGGGCCCGTGGGGTCCGGTAAGACGACCGGCTGTCTCATTGAGCTGCTGCGCCGGTCGATCCAGCAGGCGCCGGGCAACGACGGCCTGCGCCACACCCGGTGGGCGATCGTGCGGCAGACGCTGAAGCAGCTCAAGGACACCGTGCTACGTGACACCAAGCAGTGGATGGGCGCCCTTGGCGAGTATCGCGTATCGGAGTCGACCTTCTACCTGAATTTCAACGACGTCCGGTCCGAGCTGATTTTCATCCCTATGGAGGACCAGGAAGACCAGGCCCGGCTGCTGTCGTCGCAGCTCACGGGCTGCTGGATGTCAGAATGCATCGAGATGGACATCAGCGTCATCGCACCTATCTCTGGCCGGTGCGGCCGCTACCCGTCCGCTGAGCACGGCGTGCCGACCTGGAATGGGATCATCGCCGACACCAACATGCCCTCGGAAATGTCCCCCTGGTGGGAGTTCATGGAGAACCTGCCGCCGAACTGGCAGAAGTTCATCCAGCCGAGCGGGCTCGCACACGACGCCGAGAATCTGGCGTATCTGCTTCGCTTCGACACGGT